GCATCTGGTCACTGAAGCCCGCGTATATCTTGGTCGCAAGAGCAATCGGTGCGGCCATTATCAGCCCGGTACGAAACATCGACTGACCAACGGCACGAGCGGTCGAAGCATAGCCACGGAGCATATTCACTCCACGCCTAAGGTCGCGGCCAAGCCTGGAGCTGTCGGCGAATAGCTCGACAAACGCACGGCCCGCTCTGACTGCCCCACTCGTCCCTGCCATTGGTTAGCCTTTGGTTTCTTCATCAAGTTTCCGAAGTCGCTCCTGTTCCTTTTCAGGAAGCAGCGATTTCAGTTCACCGATTTTGCCTTTGAGTGGCTTCCGTTTCTCGCTCTCAGAAAGTGACAAATTGAAGCTGTCAGGGTGGTAAATTGAATCACCTTCATTGCGGTGAATGTTGGCGTGCAACGCCATTACCTCAGCAGTTCGTTGCCACTCGTCCCGTCGGTTCTCAGTCGCCATCCAGTCGAGTACGCGGAGTGAAGTCCGTTTCACTTCCGCAGGACTTACTTTCGCGAGAGCACCCGTCTGGTAGCACAAGCGAATCAGCTCGTAGTTTGTTCGGCTTCGAGTTCTTCCGCTTTTCTTAGCAACTCCTCGTATACGGCTTCGATCGCTGCGTCTGTGTCCAGCTCGTCGAGAACGTCTAACGTTGCTGTCGTCCTCTTCGTCTGCACTCCCTCCAGAATCACGATCATCTTCCGGAGCAGTTCCCTCTGGTCCGGGCTCGGGAGAAAAACCACCATAGCTCTGAGGATTGCCAGTGCTGCGAATCGCAGTTGGTCGCCAACAAAAGAAATCCCAAACTCTTCCGGTGTCATTTCCCGTTCTTTGATCTGCGGTTCACAGATCGCATAGAGCACTCCAATCAACAGAACCGGATTATCAACGAGGGCATTCAGTTGCTTGCCCTTCTCGTCGAGAATCTTGTTGATGTTGAATCCGGTCTGGGTATCAATCCGGCCGATCGCCGGAACTGTCACCTCCACCAGCCACGTCTTTCCGTTTCTGTCCACCAGCTCCTGCGGCTGGAGACTTGGTTGATTTACCTCCGCCTCCACTTCCGGCTTCTCCGCCGTTTCCTGCATCGTCATTGGCTTCTCCGATGGCTTCCAATACTTCGTTTCCTGTGACTTCAAGGAACCCTTCCCCGGCGTCGATCACATCCTTCTTCAAATCCTTGTCGCAACCAGGAATCAGGCACTGTTTGAGCTGATCAGCTCGCACAGAGATCACTTCGTCGCCGTGCTCCTTTCCTGACTTGATGAGTACAGCTTTTATTTGTTCAACGGTCGGTGGTTGTGGGTCTGTTGCGCGTGGCATGGTTCGGGCTTCCCGTTGTTCGTTTGTAAGAAAGGCACGGCCCACGATGGACCGTGCCGGGTTTGGTTAAGTTGAATCCGATCACTCAACTTTGCTTAGGCGACGACGAGCCATTCGCCGTCTTCGTCGTCCAGTCCGAGCTTGCATTCAATGTCGTACAGAACAGCGTCTTCGAGTTCCTGATTCACTTCACACTTTGTGACCTGGAAGGTCTCATGCAGTCCCTGAGCGCCTGAAGTCGCGAGCAACGTGTCGAGCATCATCAGCTTCACAGTCGACGTCTGACTGAGGAACGCAGCGTGAATGGCGTCGAAGTTTGCCGTCTCAGCGACGTCACTCGGATTGACTTCCATCTGAAAGGTGACGGATTCGTTGAGCAACACTTTTCGGTGCCTGATCTTCGCTCGCTGACGAGTTTTGAATTCTGCTGTGGTCCACTCGCGGGGAACCTTCACATCACGAACTGACTCAACCAGAACACCAACAGGCGTCGCGATCGTTCCAGTATTTCGGTACAGCTTGCAGTCGATGCCGACTCGTTCACCCATGACAAACTCTCTTTCGGTTCAGTCGGCCGACTGGCCGGTTCGTTTACTTCGCGATGCCGACCGTCGGCCGTTGCAGTCGTTCTTCAAGTCGCCCGATCGTGATCCGCAGAGCGACCACGGCCTCCGTGAGCGACTTCGTTACTTCCGTGTTGTCCGTGAGCTGCTTCATGACCATTGCTCGGTCTTCGTTGTACGGGGCTTCGGTCGAGATCATGCCGCTGACTTCTGATCGCGTTGGATACTCGCGGCCGACCATCAGCCAGAAGCCCACCATCGCAGCCAGCCACGTCACGAGAGTGGCCGTTGATTGCTTCCAGAAAATCTCTTTTGTGACGGCCATGTTCTTCCTTGGATTAGTGGCCTCAGAATCGATGCCAGCGGTTGTACGGATACTGGCGTTTGTATTCGGCGAAGATCCTTTTCGATTCATCGCTCAAGTGATCGCCACGTGCTGCCCTTTTGGCGATCGTTATTACTTTTCCGGCAAGTGGGTTCTTCAGGCCTGCGATGACAACGCCGAGCGTGCTGCCACCGAGAAGACTCGGCAAAAGCATCTCAACAGCCATGATCGCTAAGGCACTCATACTGCTTGCTCGCTGGCTTCCGTTTCGATGATTGACTTGTGTGCTTTTCGTCTGATCCACATTGATCGCAATCGTTCAGCGACCAGAAGTCCCATGGCGCCCATCATGCCCTGCTCAGTCGGCTTCGGGCCGTCATCGGGAGGCGGTGTTTCAGGCGTGAGCTTCTCACCGAGTTTCGCGACAAGTGCGTTGTCTGATGCGGCCAGCTTTTCGCCGATCTTTTTTGTCAGCATCGGCATCAGCTTTGCGACAATGCCGTCTTCGGTAACGGCTGGCGTCGCCGACGGCGTAGACCGTTCGAATTGCTGCAGCTCACGAGTCAGCACCGCTCTGGTGATGGTTTCGAAGTCTTCGCCGTGAATGCGTTCGAAGATCAGTTCCACCGGAACGCTGTCTGGAATCTTGCCGACCAGCATGCGTTCGACTTTGCCGGCAATCAGCGTCTTCAAGCCGAGGCTTTGCGACTTCACCAGCACCAGCACTGCGGCCGGGATTGCTGTGATGCGTGCCGCGCTGGTGACGGCTGCGAACCGATCCGGCTTCGTCCGTTGCGGAATCAGGATGAGCGTTGCCTTGGATCCGATCTTCTCATTGATCGCCCGCATCAACGGGCCTTCCGCCTTGCTGATCGCAATCTTGATCCCGATCCCCTTCACGGCACCGACGTCCTGCATTGCTGCGAGGATTACGATGGTGATGTTGGCAGGATCGAGTTCCTCCGTGGGCATCGGCGGTAGGTCTGCCAGTGCGAAAGACTCCACAGGCTTAACGCTACCAATCGGGTCCGGCCTCGGACGAAGCGGTGCCGGTTTCCCGATCACCGTTGCGATGATTCCGCGAACCGTATTGCCGAACCAACCAACAAGCCTTTGAAGCAAGCCGGGCTCGTAGTCAACGACGCGAGAGTCGGCCGTGCCTTCAATCCAGAATGTCGGGTATTGATCAAGCTCCTTGCCGGTGCTCCGTTCGTACGCCTGCTTCAAGACTGTGAAATTGGCGTCCGACTCATGGACGACAACTACCGGGCTTCCGGTCCGTATGATCTCGTTTTCGTACAACTTGCACGGCGAGCACCACCTGGCCCCGAACATCACAAGTCGTCGACTGCCTAATCCGTTTGCCCACCGCCGCCACTTCGCCCGAGTCACGTTGGGCGACTCGCCGAAGACGCGATGCCAGTTGGCGAAGATGCGTGGCGACGCCTTCTGCAGCTCCATCACTTTTTGACGGCCGTGCGTTTCAATCAGGTACTTGGCAACCGACCACGAACAGTCGTAGACCGCCAGAACGTCGGGGCCATTGTTGGGCAGAACCGGTGCATCCATGTGCTGCCAGATCAACGCTGACTGCTGCTCGTTGAATCTCCGGCTCGCGTGGGTACGTTGGACGGCGTCAGACTCCCTCAGTTGGGCAAGTCCTTCGTCGAGCCACCTTGTGATCTTGTGCTCAACAAGGGATGCCCTCACTGCATGGTCCACTTCGTGCGGGATGACGTTCTCGATCGCCTGTTGACGCGTGCCTGTAATGGTTATTTCAGTGAAGCGAACGTACCCATCACCGAACGTCATATTCAGACCGCCGCCGCCTTCGTCACCGCCGCCTTCTCTGGTCCATTCGATCGCACACGGCTCCGACCATCGCGGGTAATCCACTCCAGTCCAAAAGACGAACGATGCCGTGCGTGCTTTCTCCGCAGCGGCAACCAGCTCGGGTGGTCCCGTGAAGTTCTGTGCAAAGGCCGTGGCCATGCACATCAGCCAAACGGCGATCGAAAGAATTGAATTCAGGTATCTCATCAGATCACTCCTTTGAATCGTGGCCCGAAAACTCGGACCGCCAGCCACATCTGCCACGCTTTGAACAACGACGTTCCATCGTGCCGCATCATCTCCCAAAAGACCTGATGCACTTTCGGTGACGGGACTGATTTTGATTTGCAGAAGATGTCATGAATCACAGACGCTCGCCGATATTTCCCGACAAACGGCGATCCAATGAACCTCCAGAAGAAGCGCGGGATTGAAGCCCCATCCACTTCGTCGCCAGCCAGCGCATCCCATCTGCGACCGCTGGAGTCCACAAACGAAACGTCGGCCAGCAGACGCATCGTGCGCCCGTCGTCGAGCCATTCCGTTCTGACTTCTCCGGTCCAATATCTCATCGAAGTGATCAGCCTTTGATTGAGTTCGCCCAGAATTCAGAGATCTTCGGTAGTGCTGTTTTCAGGGCCGGCCCCATGTACGGCCTCGCCGCGATTCGCACCCAGCGGACTCGTTTACGCTGGCCCCGCTGCTTTTTTGCGAATCCCCGTCGAACCCATCGACCTCGGTAGAACACTTCGTGAATGCCGACCTTGCCGCCTTCTTCGAGCGTCTCTGTTGGCCGCTTCGTGTTGACTGTGTAACCGTCGTCTCTTTCGAAATTGATCGCTGCCGGCCCGATAACTACTCCACCAGTCGTCGCGTCGTGTGCGAAGAAGATCAGGTCACGTAACACTCCGGCGTGACTTGACGGTGCCTGCTCCGGTGTTGACGCCTTCTTTCGTTTTCTGATGCTTCGCTTTGCGATCTTTCGAATCAACCCGCCGCTACGAGCTTTCGGCCGCAGGTTTCCCGCGTTGATGCGCCCCCAGACATGCGGTCGGTCGAAGAAGTTGGACTTGAACTGCTTGGGTCTGAGCCCAAAAGCTGTTCCTGACATACCGCATCTCCGATCACAGCGATCCTGCAAACTTGATCTGAGTCACTGCTAGAAACACTTTCTTTTCGTCAAGTGCTTTCACGCTGAACACCGCTTTGTATTCACTGTCTTCCCAGCTCATCTCTTCAAAGCCGGGCAATCGTTTGTCCGTAAACAGAGCCTCGATTTGCTCCATAAGTTCGAACATCGATTCCCGTTGAGCGTCAGTCTCCACATACCGGTGGACCGCCACATCGAAACAGAATCGAGCTCCTACTCTTGATCGTGTCCCTGTCCTCTTTCCGCTTGAATCTCGTTTGATCGCTTTGCCGGTTGGCACGACTGTGAATCGAGCTTCTTTGTCAGTCGCCATCTCTTCGAGGTCGTACTTCGCCAGTAACTTCCTCGCCGCCTGGACGGTCTGATTCAGGTTCTCAGCAGCGGCTTGCGCGGCGATTTCCGCCACGATCGCATCTGCTCCTTGAATCAGTTTCGAAGCCATCGCCCCGCCCCGTTAAACCGTGCCGATCTTCTTCGTATGAATCCTGATGACCGTCTTAAACGGACCGCTGTATCGCCAGGTCTGTTTCTGTTCGCCGTGTGGCAGCACTTCGTAAACGTCGCCATCCCCCTCGATCAGGTCGCCCTTCTGAGGCGTTGTCAGTTCGCTATCGATGACCAGATCAGCCGCTGTGATGATGAAGTCCACAGATTTAATCAGATGGATCACCATCTCGACTGAGCTGTCTTCGTGTTCGTTTTCACCAACCGTTCCGGTCAGATTGACCGAGTTTCCGCCACGTCGGTAAACCAGTGACTCACCGCTCCGTGACTTCAGTCGGGCTGCCAGCCTTGTCATTGCGGTTCGCTGACGATTGCTCATTTCTTGCGACACCTGTTGCAGACCTCATGGCGGTGTGATCCTTTGAGGTGCCGGCCACAACGTTTGTACTTCACTGGAACTGACGCCTTAGACCTGTCATCACGCCCAACGAACTTGATCAGCATCGGCTACATCTCCAAATGGCGGGGACGGGAGTTGAACCCGCGACGGCTGACTTATGAGGCCAGCTGCAAAACCCTTCGCACCCCGCGTCACACCCGGAAGCAACTCCATCGCTGTTTCCGGGGTTTCGACGAACGCCTTATGCCGCAATGCCATCAACCGGCGAGTGAACGATGTCGATCGGATCATCATCAGCGGCAGACGAACTACCGGGTGCAACAAATCCGATATGAGCATTGCCGGATGCTGTTTCGGTCACCTTGTCCGCTGCGTCGTCCCAGAAGGCCTTCTTGCCGGATGCGATCGCCGCATCCGCAGTCACGCCGTAGACGCCGCCGCCCGTGGCCAGTGCCCCAAGTGCATTTGCTGCGATGTCTCTGTGAGCAATCAATGCGACGTCACCGACGACGACCACGTCACCCGCAGTCACTGCCGATCCCGGCGTGTAGTCACAACTCAAAACGTTTCCGTGTTTGAAGGTCGCCATGTCAGGCACTCCTTATTCTCATATTTGTGAGTGAAATTCATCGTTCGCAGAAGGTGTTCGCCGCTAAATCAGAACAGAGCCGTTCTGCTCTGACTTTATTTTCGACTCGTTTTTCTCGGCAATCGCGGACTTGTCGGGGACGCCATGGACTTGTTTGCCACGGGCTGTACCGCCGCCGGATTTCCCTTTGGGAGTGGACTCAGCCAGGGTGGCCAGGCTCAATCCACAGAGCTGGTCTGCCACTTCATTGCTGACCTGGACGGTCTGGCCTTCCCGATAGTCCGGCAGTCCCTGTCCCAGATTTCTGAGCACTTTGATTTTGGGCATCAATCTATTTCCGGTTTAATGTTTCAGGTTCGAAAACGGTTCAACTCAGTCGCTCGTGTGGTCAGGATCAGCCGGCAGCAGAGCCGTCGGCACGGACACCTGCACGGTATTCCTGTTTCTCGACGCCGACGTCGCTGTAGCCACGCATCTGAACGCCCAGCACATTGAAGTCCGCGTCGGCCGTTTCAATGACGGGTTCGACTCGACCATTCAGAGCGACAATCTCGATCACAGGAAGATCAGCTGGATCAGCCAGCAGATACCACGCGGACGCGCTGTTCCCGGTGTATTTGACGTTGCTCATGTAAGGAGACGATTCCACGCGGAATCGATCACGCCAGATATTGACGTCAGGTTCGTCAGTAGAGCCCTTGATCTTCTCGGCATTCATCAGCTGCAATGCTGTTGCTTTCGCCGCCGTTGGAGCCAGAAGAATCGCCGGCATGACTCCCAGTGGGTTGCCATCCGGGTCAGTCTGATCCATGAAGATCGTGTCGGCCTGTTCCAGTCCGAGCAGCCCGAGTGCTCCCGTATCGGTTGACACATTCTTCCGAGCGGAAGTGAAGAACGTGGCATTGCTGAGGAACGCCGCCCAGAAGAGATCGTTCAGCTTCAGAGCACCACCGCGACCCAGTTTTCGAGGAGCGGCTGTCAGTGCTCCAAGGTCATCGTTGATAATGTCCGTACGCGTGACCCCAAGCATGCGGGCATATGTGTCCGCCTTGTTGGTGTAGGGCAATTCGCCCAGCGTGCCGTGCTTGATCTCGCCGTCAGGACCAACCTGCTCGAACATCAGGTCACCGGTCAGGCTGACTGTGGTGATCTGCTTGAAGTCGGAGACCGGACGAACTGCGGCGATCTTCAGCGGCGTCATGTCGACGGCGTTCCAGCCTTCCATGAGGAACTTATTGGCCGTGTTGCTGAAGACGGTCGGCAGTGACAACGTGCTGAACTCGCTGGCCTGGACGGAATGATGTCCCGTCATACCGAATGCCGCGCGCTGCACGTTAATATCGACGTTCATCGAATCGCTGTTGTAGCCGTTGGTGCGAGCGGCCAGCAGGAACAACTGCTTCAGCCCGATTCCGCCGGGGAAACGATCATGAGCGGCCTGCAACGTCTGATCGTCGAACCGCTTTTCGTGATCTTTCAGCTTGCCGGCCATACAGACAGCGGCTTCGAGTACACGGGTATTGAGTCGATCGTCGCCCTTCGTACGGAACACGGTATGCGCCGGAGGCAGCGACGCTTCGAGCAGCTCCAGTCGAAACTTCTCAACCGGCCACTTGGCCTCAATGCCCTGCTCAGCAAGGCTCTTAATGGCTTCCATGTCATACGGTCGCTTGTCACAGGCAGCTAGAGCGATATCTACGATGTTGTCAACGCGATCCGATTCGGCTTGCCTGGCTTCGATGCCATCAGTCAGTTTCGGCCGCTTTACTGGAGCAGGTGTGCCCTTGCCTTCAAAGCTGGCCTTCATCGCGGCGATCTGAGTTTCGCTCAGGTCTTCCGGAGTGAAGCCCATGTCCTTGATGAATGCCTTGAGTTCTTCGTCCATAGCTATCCCTGCCTTCTTGCTTTTTGAAGCTGCAATGGAGACCGTCGTCGAACGATCGGCTCCGTGAGAAACAAATCCAAAACCAGTCAGTTCGCTTTTCACGGCGACGTATACCGGTCCCTTAACTTCCTTGCCGTTCACGGTGATTGATTCACCGGCTTCGACTTCCAGAAGCTGTGTTGGATCGACTTCAACACTGGCTTCCCATTCGAAGCCGTCAGCCGCGCTGTTCACGACTTCGTCGCGAAAGGTTGTTGCTGCGGAGAAAGTGCCGCTGAGTTGAATCTCAGATTCAGTCTTCGCTTTCTCTGTCACATGACCAACACGCTGTGACTCCACATGATCGAGATTCGCGACCACCGATCGGGAGAACTCAAGTCCCTGAAGATCGATGACGACCGGATGATCCCAGTACCGAACACTGAGCTCGCCGCCGGTGTACGCGGTGACCGAGAACGTCGCCGGCTTCTTCGTTTCGCCGTCGTCACCTGCAGCCGCAACAATCGCGACCTTCGCAAGCATGCCGATGACAGGACGTTCGTCCTTCCCCGCGTGTATTGACTTCAGCTCAATTTGCCTGGGCATGTTGTGCTCCGTTGTTCTTGTGACCGTTCCCGTTGACAGTTCCGCCCCGGCTCTGAAGCCGCTCCAGCATGGCTCCGACTGCGTTATCCGTGTCGGGATTACCTGGCTTCGCACCAGCGGGCGAGGCCTTCGGAGCGGGCAATGTGATGTCGAGCAGTCGCTGACGAATTTCCTTCACGTCCACGGCGAACGTGGTTGCCATCAGCTCGATTTCTTCTTCCAGATCGAGACCGGCGTCTGAATACAATCGATGCAGAGCGATCTGTGCTGTTTTGAGCTTCGTGGCATTGGCCTGTGCCTCAACCTTCACATCGGCGACACGGTGCTTCGGCCAGTCCCAGAGGTGAGCCTTCGCCCGCGGGCTGATTGCATCCGGGTCTCCACCGAGCCATCCGAACGTGACAACCGCCAGGTCAAACCAGACATCAAACAGTGGGTCCATGACGAGGTCGTCACAGTCGCCTCGTTCCACATCCAGTGCGGCGTAATACGTCTGATGGTCAAGCCGACCGCTGGCGTAGTTGTAGTCCGACGAATCACAGGCAGCTTTGTTGTACGGCATCGACTTCGGTCGAGCCTGCTCGTTGATCAGCGTTTTATTGAAGGCCTCGTACTGAGCGTTAGGATGCTCAGCCTTCATCTGGTTCCCTTGCCAGCCCATTGGGGCTGCCATCATTGTTCGTTTTTGAATATCGAACGTTGACATGGGCTGAACAGGATCAACTTCACCGTCCGGACTCATGGCGGTCTGCAAGATCATTGCGAAATCGGCAGCGGTCTCGGCCGCGGCAATCGTCGCTTCCCGCCACCGTCGCGCAGCAGCTCCCGTATTCAACGTCGATGCCATCTCCGGAACGGCACGATGCTGGCCGGGGCGACGCAGCTTGAACCAGTGGATGACTCGATCAGCCGCAATCTGTTCCGGACGCGAAGACATCGACTCGCCCTTCGCAGAGCCCGGGTGCTGACGCAACAGTTCATAGATCACCACGTTGCCAAACTCGTCGAATTTCATCCCATCGATCCGACCGGGTTGGCTGTAGAGCAGGTCCGACTGAAACTGCTCAGCTTCGTACAGGACAACATCCAGAGGCACTGCGTGCTTGACTCGCGGATTGCGTCGCATGACGCCCATGCCTTCGCCATCACCATGCTTGGCGTGCGCCAGACACCACAACTTGCGACGGAACTGGACGGCCTTTATCCATACTTGCCATTCAGTTTCCACCAGCTCATTGAAACGTTTCGACCTCGTCTGCATCCTCAGCGTCGGGCCATTGCCGACCAGGTCGGTCGCGTAGGTCTGTGCGATACCGTCACTGAAACCACTGTTGCCGATCTCGTAGCGAGACCTGTGGATCAGCTTGAGTCGAACTTCACGACTGTGTGCTGAGTCCGCGTCGTAAGCATCAGCCGCCGCCCAGTAGTTTCGGAACTCATCCGAATCCTGTGAGGCGTCATATCTGGCATGGACAGGGCGAACGTGTTCGTCGAGTCCCTTTCGAGCTGTTGGCGTGGCCGTAAAGGGTTGGCCGGTATGGTCAAGGATGTGCCCCATCAGCCACACCCCGGCGGAATCATCTTCGCAAACCGCAGACCTAGTGTGGGACTCTTGGTCGCCTTCTGGTTCTGCTCATGCTGGTCAGCGGCGATCTGATCCGGGACCCCATGCTCAACAACTTCCAGCCCGTCAGTCTTAATAGACTTCGGTTGGCTGGCGTTTGTTGCGATTTGTTCCGCGTCCGACATGCTCAGCTCCGTGACTTGCTTCAACGTTGCAAATCATCGGGCTGAGTTCACGTACCACCAAGCAATATTGGTATCGGCTTTGGCTAATAAATAAGACTGACCTCCACCGGTGGAGGTCAGTCTTTCAATAGTCTTTTTTGACCCGTCGTCGGGTCAGAAAAGTGGCGTTGCGATCAGAAGTCGAAAGAAGCGGCCACAGGATCGCAGACATGACTGATCGTGACGCCTGAAACTCTCGCCATTGCTTCGGCAACAGCAGGCCCTCGACCCCCGCAACCAATCAATCCGACCGAAATCGAACTGGCCTTGCCGATGGCGAACGCCGGTGTCGCCATTACCGCGGTGGCGACAACGCCGGCCCCGCGTTCGCGATGAATTCCCGTCGAGACTTCGATGTCATGAGAGACACCTTTGTGAAATGCGATAGCGTGGCAGTGGAAGCTCAGTCCGTCGAATCAGCACCGATTTTTGTACGGCTCGTGTCAGGGGCAAACCAGATGACAATCATTCCCAGAACGTATACCAGACACGTGACCTGCCCGACACGAGCGTAGTCGCCGTTGAATTGAACCATCAGCTGCCCG